TCAATCCTTTGCGGCCTTGGTCGCGGCCGGAAGCTCCCTGACGATATCTATCGTCGTTCTCCGCTGGTCCGCCTCGCTTGAGGCGAGGCTTAAGCGGATGGACAGCCTCTTGGGAAACGCCCAGCGCGGCAGCGAGACCAAGAGGGTTTCGGAATGACGATCTCCAGACCCATTCATCAGTCCTCGCGCTTCCTTTCCCGCCGGAGCGACTCGCAGGTACATCTTCGCGCGTCGCGCAAGGGTGACATTCCCGATCGCCGCAACGTCGGTTCCCGAGTTGCCGTAGCCGTCGTCGACCTTCGGCATATCGAACTCGCTTATGAGTTTTGCTCCGAGTGGAAGGCGTGCCGTTGCCTGCTCGGCGCCCCATCCGCACGGCGAACGGTTGGTCATCGTCACGTCCACGAAACAGACAGAACGCTCGCCGCGAACCACCACCTCTACAGCCGGCATCTCGGCCTGAGCCTGTCTGGCAAGGACGCGGTAGGCAATGATTGCACTCGCAATGGATGCCAACGCGCTCAGCGCGGAAATGATTATCGCGATCTCTGCCATCTAGCCCGGCCCCAAAAAAACTCAATCATATCGGCGGCTCCCGGCCCCGGCCAGCGCCCCTCCAAGACTGGAGAGGCGGCATGATGGCGGCATCCATCAATGCACCGTGTATCCCATCTTCCGATGATACAGCGGCCCATAGCGGCGGATCATCGACTCATCCCATTCGCGAAACCGGCGAACCGCGCGGTTGCGGACGGAAGCGGGAAGCGGGGGTCGCGCAGTGATCTTCGCCAGCATCAATTCCTTCCTTTCCTGTGACAGGCAAACCCGTTTTTCATTTTCCATTTTTGTATCCAGCCGCCGCCGTGGTTCTGCGTCGACGGCGGCTGCTTGTTCAGTAGCGTAACCGCGTAGACCGGCGCCGCTCCTGCTCCATCAAAGGAGCACGGGTAGTGTCGGAAATCCGGGAAAATCAGTCGGAAGCCATGAGTACGGCATCATTGGACGAGGCGGCGGACCTGCTGCGTGAATTGGCAGGCAACCGCCGCGCAGATGAAAGCATGAAAGCCGTTCTGCGCCGCGTGCGCCGAAGGCTTGCGGACTGGAAGCCCTCCCGTGTTCGGGACATTTGGTACCGCGATCCTCGGGTCAAGCTGCGAGCAGGTGAAATCGAACAACTCCGGTCGCTGGTCGACCGAAAGGCGGAAACCAAGGCTGCTGTTGATGAACTCGCCGAACTACGAAACCGAATCTCAAGGCTCGAAACGCTCCTGGAGCGCAGCGATCCGACGTTCCATCGCGAGGCGATTGATACGCTTCGGAGCCAAAGGCGGGCGCTGGGCTGAAGCGCTCGCGCTCTGGATCGACCCGACGATTACCGGAGAAACGCCATGATGCTCGTTGCAGAGCAAGTGAAGCGTCTCGAGACACGCGTGGAACGGCTTTGGTCGGAGTGGTTGGCCGCGCGCGCGAAAGCGCTCGAAACACTGAACATCGACGACGGTATCGCCGCCGGGCGCGCATGGTCAGCGTTCTTGGCGGAATTCGTTGAGGACCGAGACGTCAGACGGTCCGTGCATGGACACGTCGGGAGTATTCGATGAGTGAGCGCGGGTCGATCTTCATTAGCCAGGACATCACCGATGGCGTGGCGGCAGGGCGCGCCTGGTCGCGGTGGCTAGCCGAGTTCGAGCCGGCCGGTAGCAACCACTCATCAGTGCGGGAGGCCTCGCTTTGACCGAGCCCCTGACGCCGCCGGACCTCGACCTGCGCGATTTTCAGTACATGCCGATCGAAATCACGCGGCTTTTTGGTTCGCAGTTTCACTCGCTTGCGACGGACGCGGAGTGGCGCGCAGGGATGATCCTCTGGCTCAAGAGCTTTCATCAGGTGCCGGCAGCCAGCATTCCGGATGACGATGCCGCGCTGGCGCGCCTGGCAGAATTTGGCCGCGACGTTCGTGGCTGGCACAAGGTGCGAGACGTTGCGCTCCGCGGCTGGATCAAATGTTCGGACGGGCGTCTGTATCATCCGGTGGTCGCGGACAAGGCACTGATTGCTTGGATAGAAAAGCTCGGGAAACGCAAATCGAGTGAGGCCGGCAACGCCAAGCGGTGGGGGACGACATTCGATAGCACCCTGATCGATAACGCAATCTCGCATGCAGCAGGACTGCTGTCGGCGCTCAATCCTCAATCCCGAACGCTTTCGAAGAAGTTTGTTGTTGCATCCCGATGCGATCCCGGTGGGACAAAAAATGATCCCGGTGGGACTCCCGCCGACAGTCCCGGTGGGAATCCAGAAATCATCCTCGTGGGATCGCAAGAGAAAGATAAGGGTAATGGTAATGGTAAGGGTAAGGGAGTAAATATAGCTAGAGGCGCTCCTGCGGAGCGCCCCGCCCGAGCCGAGGCTTCGAAGCCCAAGCGGAGCAAGCCGGCGACGGCGCCGATGCCGGATCGTGCCAGTCCCGAGTTCGCGGCGCTCAAGGCGGCGTTTTGCGACTACGGGCGCACCAAGCAGCTTCCCGATCAGATTATCGCTGACGAGTTCGAAGGCTTCACCGGGCACCATCAGGCGAAGGGCAGCGTTTTCGCGGATTGGGCGGCGGCCGGGCAAAACTGGTTGCGGCGCGCGCGGCAGTTCAGTCAGCCCCGTAGCGGCGCTCCGAACGGGAGGCCGCAGATTTGAGAACGGCGTCCGACATCCTGCGCGAGTTCGGCATCCGGCTTCGCACCGAGCGGCACGGCAATCAGAAAACCGTCTGCCCGAACTGTTCTCATCTGCGCAAACACAAGCGCGACCCTTGCCTGTCGGTGCTGATCGACGGCGAGGGTGTTTTCTTCAATTGCAAGAACTGCAGCTGGAAAGGCGGCAAAAGCTATGACGCTCAGTCGAAGGGCGGAGGAATGGTTCGCGGCGCGGGCGATCGATCTGGAGATCGTGTCTCGTATGGGGATCTACAGCGCGAAGCGCGACGCCACTGGCGATAGCGGCGCGGTCATTCCAGATCCGAGCGGCGACATCCTTGTCTTTCCCTATCTCGAAAACGAAACCGAGATTGCTGCCAAGTATCGCGGAAAACCAAGGCCGGACGGCTCAAAAGTCATATGGCAGCGCGCCAACGGACGGCGAACATTCTACAACGCCGACGTTCTCGATGATCCGAAACTCTCCGATGGCTCGGCCGCGCTCGTCATCACCGAGGGCGAGCCGGATTGTCTTGCGGTGCTCTCGGCGGGTTATCCGTTTGCGGTATCGGTCCCGGATGGAGCGCCGCCGGACAAGGATGCCCACGGCAATAAGCTCCCACCGGTGCCTGAGACCGCGGACGACGTCGACCCGAATAACGACGACAAGTATCGCTTCCTCGTCAACAACTGGGAGCGTTTGAAGAAGATCAAGCGGTTTATCCTGATGACGGATGACGACGGCCCAGGTCATCGCTTGCGAGATGAGCTTGCGCGACGGCTGGGCCGCGTCCGCTGCTCATTCGTGAGTTATCCGGACTGCGGCGACAGGAAGCCCGACGCAAACGAGGTGTTGATCCGTCACGGCGCATCGACAGTCGTCGATATGATCGCCAATGCCACACCGTATCCGGTGAAGGGCATCTATCGGATGAGTGAATTTCCCGACCCGCCGGCAATGCAACCGGTAACGACTGGTTGGGGTCGGCTCGACCTGCCGGTGCAGGAGGGTATGGCGGGACTGATGATGGAACTGGGGCTGTTTATGACGGTCCTTGGTATTCCGGGGTCGGGTAAGTCTACCTGGACGACTCAGCTTGCCGCCAACATAGCCCGCGTTCATGGCTGGAATATCGGGATCGCGACCTTCGAAATGAAGGTCAAGCCTTACATGCAGAAATTGCTTCGTAACGCATACCTCGGACAGCCAGCATCCGAGGTACATCCGCTCGACCCTCGTCTCAAGGCGGCAGATCAGTTCATCGAGCAACGCTTCATGTTCATGAGCTGTGAGATCGATGATGACGCTGAAGATCCGACCATCGATTGGGTTCTCGACCGCGCCAGCGATGCCGTGATCCGCTTTGGTCTCAATGTTCTGATCATCGATCCATGGAATGAACTGGAACACCACCGACGGCGAGATGAAAGCCTGACGGAATACGTCGGCCGCGCCATCAAGAAGCTGAAACGGTTCGCGCGGGTAAACAACGTGCTGGTGATCGTCGTCATCCACCCGACGAAGGAAGGCGGTCTGAAAGGTGCTGGGTCGCTTTCGCTCTACGACGCGGCGGACAGTTCTCATTGGGTTAACAAGGCGGATTACGGAATCAAGATCGAGAGCGATCATCAGAACCAGCAGTTGACCGTTGAAGTCGGGAAAATTCGGCATCGGCCAACTGGCCGGCGTGGCCGCACGATCTTTCAATACATCCCCGAGATGGAATTGATCAGCGAATGAGGTTTGCCATGAACGATTACGAGGCTCGTTTGGGAAACGCCCTTGCAGCCCTTCTGGCTGCGATTGAGCGTCACGATGCCCAACCATCGATGAAGGTCGATCTGCCCGCCAGGTTCAGCGGCGCGATGAATCTGCCAACCTTCGAGGAATACATCGACACCGGCCACTGTTTTATGGCCAACCCCATACGAAATGCGCTTTGCAACGGTGTTCGAGAGATTGGGAAAATCATGGCGCGAAACGGACTTAGTTCCGATGACGCGATGCGCGTGGTGGATATCGCCACCCGCAATAGCCCAAACAACTCCATCTATTGGGAGGTCATCTGCGACAAGCACTTCGACGGCATCAAGTTCGCGAACGAGGAGTGGGTGGCGTGACCCATCGACCTATTGCTCCCATCGACGTCTCCTGTGTTGATTGCGCCTACGGATGCATGAAGGCGGTGCGCGCATGAATAATATCGTTCTTTTTCCACGTCGTCAGATCGTTATTCAGGTGACGCGGGCATGGGTGCATCCGCCGGGGGAGCCTCTCAATCGGGAGCGATCCCTTGTCGTTGTGCTGGCCGAGCCAGACGGTGGTGAAATCTGCGTTTGGTCGGGCCATGACTGGCGAGAAGCTATCGAAGCCGCGGAGGTGTGGCGGCAGGATTATTCCGGTTCGCGCGTCGTCGTTTCCTGTGATCCCGACGATGATGATGACCCGGACGACCCGGGTGATGGTGAGCGGATGGCGGCATGAGCGTGCAGAATTGTGCTCTGACTGAGAAGCAACAGAGCGTTTGCGACCTGATCGCGCTCGGGCTTTCCAGCAAAGCAATCTCGGCGCGTCTCGGCATCAGTCATAGGACCGTAGAAGCTCACCGGGCTGAGATATTCCGGAAGATGGGCGTTCGAAACGCGGTTGAACTGGTCCGAACCTTACTTTCAAACGAAGAGGCTAAAGCTCATGGCTGAGCGATATTGGGGTGCGTGTCGGACATTTACCGGGCGCGAGCACTTGGTCCGGGCCAAGATCGAAGAGATGGACCGTGGCGCGTTCCTGCCGACCTTTGTGCGGTCGTGGATCGCGGGTGGCAAATTGTCAGTTGCCGAGCGGCCGGCTGTGCCTGGCTATGTATTCTTTCGGGCCAGCCAGGATGATTGGTCTCCGGTGCAGGACATTGATGGCGTTATCGGCGTTCTGGCGAACGGAGGTCGTGCGATGCGCATTTCGAATGATGACATGGCCAGTTTGGTGATTGGTCATGCCGCCGGCGCTCACAATCGGTTCGAAGATTGCATATCGAGCCCGAGCCGTGGCTCGCGTAGGAAAAGCCGCAAGCCCCGTCCAAGTAAGCGCGCAAGGTTGCGTAGTTTTACGGTACCGTAGTGTTACGAATATACAGCAAGGCAAATCGTGGTCATTGTGTCGCTCCAACAGCGACGTGGTTCATCCTTCCCGCTGGGCAACAAAACGGTGTTGCCACAATGGATAACTATGCCCGGAATTCCTTACCCACTGCGTTGAGCAGCGTAAGCGCCGACGCCGCTAGTTTAGCGCCATCGGAATACACTGATCATCACCGGTGAACTTCATTTCACGTTTTAGCTGGAACCTAATAGTTCTGCGGCGGTTGAAACATCCCAATTCACCGCACGGATCGGATGCGATGTTGAGTAACGACGAGCGCCAACCAAAGCAATCTGGCCGTGCGGCCAAGATTTTCGGCAATATTGCAAATCGGGCGTCATGGGCGGCCGGACGGGCCTCAACGTTCATGATCGCGGCTGCTGTTGTAGTAGTCTGGGCTGTGACGGGGCCGATATTCAAGTTCTCAGATACGTGGCAACTCGTGATTAACACGGGCACCACCATCGTGACTTTTCTCATGGTGTTCTTGATTCAGAATTCTCAAAACCGTGATGGTGCAGCCATCCAGGTGAAGCTCGATGAGCTTATCCGGGTAAGTAAGGCTCATAATTCGTTTGTAGGCATTGAGCATTTGACCGATGAAGAGCTCGAAGATATCCGCGAGAAGTGTGAACTCCGTGCGGAGGCCGAAAAGGCCGGCGAGCAGTCCGTCGCGCGAACCGGGAAAGAAGCTAAGTTAGCGGCCGGCAAAGCGGTAGCGTGAAGCTACGACCAGTTTCCACCTCGTTGAGGAATCTCGCCACGCCAAGCCGCCGGTTGCAATTCCGGCTGGGCTCCAGTTCCGTCAGTCCTTTTTCTTTGCAAGCGCGTCCCGTTTGCTGGCCAACAGTTCCAGTTCTTCCGATTGTTGAGCAATCCTGTCCGACACCAAGGCGTCGATTTCAGCCCCCGACGCCGCTGCGGCGTGCTCGATCAATTGCCGGATATTGCCCCGAATGATTCTCATCCGGGCCTCGATCTCTGCGATGGCATGCGTTCTGACCATCGGCGTCTCGAATCGTCCACGATATCGCTAAACGGAGCTACTTAATTCTAAGCGCGGATGACCCTTGCGCCCCCGATAAGAATGCACGCTCCGATAAAGCCGGCAATGAGATAGCCGAGCCATCCGCCAAACGAAACGCCGACCAAGCCTAACAATCCGCTGGCGATGGCAGCGCCAACGATGCCGAGAAGGACATTCATAAGGATGCCCGTATCGCTCTTCATGAAGTTAGAAGCGATCCAACCAGCCAAGCCGCCAATTATAACGGCCCCGATCCAACCAATACTCGCGCTATCCATTTCCGCAATCTCCGCCTGTTAAAGTTGTAGGTGCCGCAATGGTCAGCGGGAATCTGGAAACCGTTTTGGCTTGCTTCGGTTCCACCCCGCCGCAGCAAAAGAAATCGTAAATGGGCCGAATAGCTCAACAGGTAGAGCAGCCGATCTGTAATGGTGATTGCGTCCGATGACCGCCAGTGTCGTTAAGGTCCGTTGGGCTGACCAAAACCTGAAGCACTTCGGCAAGAAGCTGGTCGATCTCAACACGCGGTTTCCGAAGGTGTTACCGCGCATCGTCAACCAGGTCGGCGACCGCGCCAAGACGCAGGTCATTCGCAACCTGACGCGCCAGACCGGGTTGCCGCGCAAGACGATCGTAAATGCGGTCGGCGATCCGGGTAGGGCGCATGCCCGCCGGCTGTCCTACGAGATGGTCACGCGCGGCGGAAACATTCGCCTAAAATTCCTCGCACCGCGCGAAACGCGGCCCGGTGTGACGGCAAAGCCTTGGGGCAAGCGCCAGCTCTTTCCCGGCACCTTCATGAAGGGTGGTCGGTTTCCCCACCGCAAGGTGGTCGAGAAGTTCAACGGTCATGTCTATCGACGGCTCAACACGTCAGGCACCAGGATCACGCAGGCGAGATCAGGAATGTTCATTCCGACCGAGATGACGACGGGCGCGACCAAGGCCGCATTCGAACGCATTGCCGGACCGCTGCTGAAGCAGCGTCGAGGCCGCGATCCACAAGCTGCTCGGATGACGTGATGGATCGGCAACATCGTTGCTGATGGGCAATGGTGCCCCCCGGTTGGGTCCTTCCTGGGTCCGGTGGGGTTAGCGGGGACGGGTACCTGCGGGATTTCAGCCTATGCAAAAAATCCTAATGGGGCTCCGCCGCCATTGATAAATAAGGGGAATTTCGACGGTCTATTTTGGGTCGTCGATTGAGCGTTCGAAATGGTCAAAACTCAGTCGTTGAAAGGCGAGGTTTCAGCGAAGGAACTGGCTGAATTATTTGGGATTTCTGACCGTTCCGTCCGCGAGTTGTACGACCGCGGGATCGCCAAGAAGTCGGGCCGCGGGCGCTATCTGCTCACCGAGAGCGTCCAGCTTTACACGGCGCATCTGCGCGGCGTTGCGGCGGGGCGCGGTGGTGAGGACGGTGTCCTTGATCTGACGGCGGAGCGTGCGCGGCTTGCGAAGGAGCAGGCCGACGGTCAGGCGCTCAAGAATGCAGTTCAGCGCGATGAAATGGTCCCGGCGGTCGAGGTAGAGCGCGGCTGGACGACCGTGTGTCGGCGTGTTCGAAACGCCATGCTGGCGGTGCCGTCCCGTGTTCGCCAATCGCTGCCGCATCTCACAGCCTACGACGCAGGTGTCATCGACCGTGAGGTTCGCGACGCGCTTTCAGAATTAGGAACCGATGACGGCGATCGCGAAACTGATCTCGGCGGCGTGGGGCAGCATGGTCCCGCCTCCGAGGATGAAGCTGTCGGAATGGATTGAGCGTGAGCTTGTTCTGCCTTCCGATGTCGCTGCTCTAGCCGGGAAGGTTCGTCTCTACCCGTTTCAGCGCGAGATTGCTGACGCCATCGGCGACCCCACGATCGAGCGGGTCACGCTGGTCAAGCCGGTGCGCGTCGGATTCACGACGCTGCTCACCGGCGCCATGGCCGGGTTCTGCGCCAACGATCCGGCGCCGATCCTTTCGCTGCTGCCAACGGAATCGGACTGCCGCGATTATATGGTTTCCGACGTCGAGCCGATTTTCGCGGCGTCGCCGTCGATCAGCAATCTGCTCTCGGGCGATCTGGATGAGGCCGGCCGCAACACGCTGGTGTCGCGGAGATTTCCCGGCGGCTCGTTAAAGGTGGTCGCGGCGAAAGCGCCGCGCAATCTGCGTCGGCACAACGTTCGGGTGCTTTTCATCGACGAAGCCGATGCGATGGAGCCGACGGCGGACGGCTCGCCGGTCGTTCTCGCTGAAGACCGCACGATCTCTTTCCCGGATCGCAAGATCATCATGGGGTCGACGCCGCGCTTCATGGAGACGAGCTACGTTCTTGCGGCTTACGCAAAATCGGATCAGCGCATCTACGAGGTGCGATGTCCGGAGTGCGATGAGTTTCACGAAATCCAGTGGAAGGACATCCACTGGCCGGAAAACGAGCCGGACAAAGCGGCGTGGTGCTGTCCTGGCTGCGGTGTTGAGATCGGGGAAAAACACAAGGCCGCGATGGTTGCCGCCGGGCGCTGGCGGGCATTGGCGCCGGAGGTTAAAGGCCACGCCGGTTTCAAGCTGAATGCGCTGATCTCGCCGCTGTCGAATGTGGCATGGGGTGCGCTGGCGGCGCGCTTCGTCCAGGATAAAAATGATCCGGCTACCTTGCAGCCCTTCGTCAACACCGTGCTGGCCGAGGGTTGGCGTGAGGAGGGCGAGGAACTCGACGAAGCAGAACTCTCAACCCGAGCGGAGCCGTTCAGTCTGGTTGCCAACGAAGAAGCCGGCACCACGGGCATCCCCGATCTGGTGATGGTCATCACCGCCGGCGTCGACGTGCAGCGCAAGGATCGACTGGAGGTTACCTTCATCGGCTGGGATGAGGCGGGCAACGCTTACATCCTCGGCCACACCGTCATCTGGGGCATGTGGGATGACGACACGACCTGGGCCGAACTCGATGCGGTTCTTGCAACAAAATGGGATCACCCGTTTGGCGGCAAGATCGGGATCGACGCGGCCTGCGTCGACAGTTCGGACGGCGTGACCATGGAGACGGTCTACCGGTTTGCCTTCCCGCGCTTCCGCAGGAAGGTGCTGGCAATCAAGGGTGTTCAAGGGACGCGGCCGTGGATCGAAAAATCGAAGTCGAAGACGAAGGGCGGCTCGCTCTGGATCGTCGGCATCGACGGCATCAAGGGTACGATCTATTCGCGTCTGAGGCGCTCGAACATGATCCGGTTCTCGATGGACTTGCCGGTCGATTGGTACGAGCAGCTCGCCTCGGAGCGTGTCGTCATCAAGTACAACCGCGGCCAACCGACACGCCGTTTTGAACGCATCACAGGCCGACTCGCCGAGGCGCTCGACTGTACGGTCTACGCCTTCGCCGCAAGGCAAGAGGTCGTATGGACGACCGGCGCGTCCGTTCGCCGCCGGGATTGGCGCACCGGCGTCTATTACAACGAGATTCTGGATCTGCGGCAGGGCGCCGTCCTGCTGGATCGCCTCAATGCCGGAGCGCCGCTGCTCGACACACATGACGATTGGTCACTGCGATCGGTGATCGGAAACGTAGTGCCGGGCTCTGCGAAGATCGAAGGCGGCAAGGGTCTTGCTCGGGTCCGGCTTTCGAATGCGCCAGGTGACGCCGACACGGTGATCAAGATTCGCGATGGCAACATTCGAAACATCAGTGTCGGCTACGCGATCCACAAAGTCGAGAAGACCGATAACGGCGAGGGCGCCGACGAAGATTGGCGCGTGGTCGATTGGGAGCCTTTGGAAATATCCGCTGTTCCCATACCCGCCGACCCCGGATCCGGCTTTCGCAGTGCCGACAAGGCCGAGCAGTTCCCATGCGTTTTCGTTTCAACCCGCTCGAACAAGGAGGCTTCCATGCCCGAGAGCACCACTGTCGTAGCGGGAGATGACCCCGCGACCATCGAAACGCGTCAGCGGCCTGATCCGGCTCCTGCTCCAGTCCAGCAGCGCCAGGCGCCGTCCCCGACGGAAGCGGCCGATGCCGCTGTGCGTGCCGAGCGCGAACGCGTTTCCACGATCACCGATCTTGCGCGTCGCGCCGCGGCGGTCGACCTGGGCGAGCAGCACGTCCGCTCCGGCACTGCCGTGGATGCATTCCGCACTGCGCTGCTCGACCACATGGTCAGCAGGGAAGCCGCAACCCCGACCGACAGCAATGTCCGGGCGCACGTAGGGACCGAGGAATCGGAAACGCGCCGCGGCCTGATGATCGAGGCGCTGGCCTATGGCCTCGGCGCTCCGCTTCCGCAGGCCGGCCCGAGCGAGGGCGCGCGCCAATATATGGGGCGCGGCCTGGTCGATCTCGCCGCCGACAGCGTGAACTTCCGCGGTGGCCGCATGCTCAATGCCCGCCAGATCGACGATATCTTCACCCGTGCATCGCACACCACGTCCGACTTCCCGATTATCTTCGAGGGCGCCATCAACCGCACCCTGGAACAGCGCTTTGCCCTGGCACAGCCGACGTTCCGGCGTTTTGCCCGCAAGCGGAATTTCCGTGACTTCCGGCCGGACACGACCGTGAAGATCGGCGACTTCCCGATGCTGCAGAAGGTGCTGCAAAGCGGCGAGATCAAGTACGGCAGCTTCGTCGAAGGCAAGGAGCAGGTGCAGGCATTCAGCTACGCCATCGCTCTGCGCGTTACCCGGCAAATGCTGATCAACGACGATCTCGGTGCAATCTCCGAGTTGCTGTCGAGCTATGGCTCGTCTGTCGCGCTGTTCGAAGAGGTCACATTCTACTCCACCGCGTTCAACAGCAAGCTGGCCGATGGGAAGACCGTGTTCCACGCCGATCACGCCAACCTTGCTGCGGCGGGCACCGGGATCGATGTCGACAACGTCGGCAAGGCGCGAGCGGCCATGTCCAAGCAAAAGAGCACCGAAGGCAACCCTCTGCTGGCGAATTCGCCGAAGATCCTGCTCGTTGGTCCCGACAAGCTGACCGATGCCGAAAAGCTGCTGGCCTCGATCACGCCGGCCACGGTCTCCAACGTCAACATCTTCTCCGGCCGGCTGGAGCCGCTGGAAAGCTCGCAGCTGTCGGGCAACGCCTGGCATCTGCTGACCGACCCGGCGGCCGGCTCGAATTATCGCTGGGGCTATCTGGAAGGCTACGAGGCTCCTCGCGTTCGCATGGACGAGCCGTTCGGCCAGCAGGGCTTTGCGATGTCGGTCGAGCACGACTTCGGCTGCGGCGCGACCGACTTCCGCTTCGGCTACAAAAACCCCGGCGCGTAACAGCGCCGGACCTTCCTCGCCGTTCCCTGAAATTATAGGAGGCCACCATGGCCAAGAACTTCATTCAGCCCGGTGATACAATCACCGTTCCGGCACCCGCCGATGTGGTTTCGGGCGCCGTCGTGCTCGTCGGCAAGTTGTTCGGCGTTGCCAACTTCGACGCCAAGAGCGGCGAGGATGTCGAGATTTCGACCAAGGGCGTGTTCACCCTGCCGAAGACCAGCGCCCAGGCATGGACCGTTGGCGCCGCCGTCTATTGGGACGCTACGAATAGCGAGGTCACGACTACCTCGACGAGCAACACCTTGATCGGTCATGCCGTTGCCGCCGCCGCCAATCCATCGGCGACCGGCACCGTGCGGCTGTCGATCTAAGGAGCGTGACAGGTGGTCCGGTGGCAGGATTTGGAAGCGCGGGTGGACCGCATCGAAGCACGCCGCTTCGGTGAATCTGTCCGTCTGTCGTTCCTGAAAAATGGGACAGCCGATCCAGCCCGACCTCTGATCAACATCGTCGCCATCCTGCACTCGGGTGGCGATGACAGCTTCGCGGCCGGCACCGGGATGCGCACGCGGCTATCTGCGTCGCAGTCCGAGCTTCTCATCGATCGCTCGACATACACCGGCTCAATGCCGCGGCAAGGGGACAAGGTGCGGGCGAATGATCGGACCGGCCTGCCATGGTTCGAGGTCTTGGCGGTGTCGGATCGCTATTCCAACCTGATCGTGCTGACATTGGGTGAAGTCTGATGCTCGGGCGGACCGCATTGCGCATGGCGGCGATCGAGGCGCTGAAGGGCAACACGCTGGTTGGCGGCAACGTGCTGGACAGCGAGATCGGCGCGCTTGACGTCGGCGCCGATGGCAACCTGCGCACCGACCAGGAAAAGCCGTTCATCTCGGTCTACGTCGAGGGAGCGAAGCTCGAAGGCGGCGCAGATATCCGCGCGCTGCACAGGTCCGGGCCAACCGAGCTGGTTATCGAAATCGGCATTACCGCCGCGATGGTCGAGACCAATGCCGAGACCGGCGAGTCGTCGATCGTCGGGCTTCAGATCCCGCCGACCGATCCCGCATTCGAATTCTTTCTCGAATGCACGGCGCGGCAGGTGGTCAACGCGCTGACCGATCCCGGCAATGCCTGGGCGGAAATCTGGCGTGGTTTGTCCTCTGGTGTCGCCAGGATCGAGCGCCGCCGCACCGCTGACGCGACCCATGGCGTGCGCATCGCCGCACATCAGATCATCATCACCGTCGATCTGTTGCCCGATCCGGTCTACGGCGAGCCGGTGGCGGCGACGTCGATCTGGCAGAAATTCTTCGACAAGCTCGCGACCTCGACCGATCCGGTCACCGTCAAGAAGCGCGCCGCGATGCTGGCGCTGCTCGGCGACCCGGACGCGACCTTGAATAGCGAGGCGCGCGGCGACGGTTCGGCATGACGCTGGAAGAGGTGCGGGCGCTGTTCGATAGCGCGGTGCCCGCGGCTGAGGCGACGGAGCCCAATATCGCGTCGGTCTCGATCGAGGGCTGAACCGTGTCCAGCAGCATCGTTGATCACGTCGTCGAGCTGGGGCGGCGGATCGCGGATCTCGAGCGACGCAATCGGAACCGGCGTCGCACCGGGGTCGTTACCGAAGTCGATCACGCCAAGGGCCTGGCACGGGTCAAATTCTCGGAAAAGCCGAAGCCGTATCTTTCGCCATGGGTGCCCTGGCAGGAGATCGCCGCCGGAGGCATCAAAACACACATTCCGCCGACCGTGGGCGAGCAGGTCGATGTCGTCTCGGAAAGCGGGGACCTGACGGACGGCATCATCGAGATGTCGACGCCGTCCGACAAAAACCCGCGCCCGCATGACGGTCCGGAGCTGGTCATCGTCAGGGGCGATGCCCGTTTTGAAATGGGCGATACGTTCGTCCGCGGCAAATTCAAGGATGCCCGGTTCGTTGCCTCCGACAAGGCCGCGAAGATTCGCAAAGGCGACTCGTGGGTCGTGGCCGACGGAAACGGGGTGATCGTGTCTCACGAGCCTGTCGTCGGCGCCGATCCCGATCCAAACTGAAGGAAAACGACATGAAGGTTATCGTCAAGGTTTCTGGCTTCTACGCTGGCACGTGGCACGAGGCCGGGTCGCGTGAGGTCGAGATGGCCGACCGCGTCGCCAAGCCGTTCCTGCCGCCCTATGGCGACCAGCTCGCTCGGCCGCCGGAGAAGGCGGCCGACAAGCCATCCGTCAAGAAGGCCGTCTGATTTGTCCTCAACCGGCATCGACCGCGTCACCGGCAAGCTGCTGCGCGACTTCGACCACGTGCGGCAGTCGATCGGCGTCATTCTGACGACGCCAATTGGCTCGCGCGTGATGCGTCGCGACTTCGGCTCCGAGCTGTTCGACTTAATCGACCGGCCGATGACCGATCGTGTCATTCTCGCGATCTATGCGGCTGCGGTAATCGCTATTGCGCGATGGGAGCCGCGTTATGCGGTGACCGGGTGCCGAGTGCTGGCGGCAGATGCCGGCGGCGGTTTGTCGCTCGAGTTCACCGGCACCTATTTTCCGCGCGGCCATCTCGGCGACTTCACGCCGGACGCGGCGAACGCGCGCGTCATCATCCCGATTCGAGGAACTGCCTGATGCGCGGCCTGCCGTCAATCAATCTGGCTGATCTACCGCTGCCGCCGGTATTGCAGCCGCTCGATTATGAAGCGCTGCTGGCCGACATTATCGCCGAGTTCAAGACGCGGTGGGAAGCGGTGCGGGCGCTGCATCCGGAACTGCCGTCCTACGATCAGCAGATGCTGGAAACGGACCCGGCCAAGATCGTGCTGGAAAGCGCGGCCTATATCTACATGCTGACGCTGGCGCGCGTGAATGACGCTGCAAAGGCGCTGATGTTGGCGACGACGTCCGGCGGCGATCTCGACAGCTTCGCCGCCGACTTCGACCTGCCGCGCCTGGTCGTGACACCAGCGACGGACGATGCGCCGGCTGTGATGGAGTCAGACGCCGACTATCGCCGACGACGATGGTTGGCAACCGAGGGTTATGCGGCCGCCGGCCCAGAGGATGCCTATCGGTTCTTTGCAATGTCAGCCGATCCTTCGATCAAGGAGGCATTGGCCATCAAGGGCGACGACAATCGCGTGGATCTGGTGCTGCTGTCCCGGGACGGCAATGGCGCGGTTTCGGGCCAGATTGTCAGCAAGGTGCATGCGGCGCTGTCGCCGTTGAAAACCCGACCGCTGACCGATTCGCTTTATACGCGATCAGCCTCGATCATTGCGCAACCGATCAGCGTGCTGATCACGGTGCCATATGGGCCGGATCGCGAGACGGTCCGCGCCAAGGCGCTTTCGAATATCGCCGCCTATGCCGGCAGCCGCAACGCGCTCGGCATGGTGTTGCGCGTCGACGGCATCATCGGTGCGGCCCGCGAGGGTAACGCGGTCGAGACCATGCAGGTCGTTTCGCCGGCGGCTGATGTCGATCCGGGTCCGTTCGGCGCGGTTTACGTCGACGGCATCACCGTGGCTGTCGCGACATGATTCCGTCGATCCTGCCATCGCTGCGCCCGGATTATGAGCGCGAGACGGAACGGCTGCTGCACCTGGTCGGTGCGACCGACGTGGATGCACTGCGGCGCATGCGCGACCCGTTTCAGTGTTCGCTTTCGCATCTACCCTTCCTCGCCTGGGGCCGCGGTGTCGATCTCTGGTACGACGACTGGCCGGAATGGAAGATGCGCCGGATCACCGCCGAGATTTACGGCATGAAGGGCCTCAAAGGCACTCGGCCCGGCATGGCGAAGTATCTCAGCTTCGTCGACGCCGAGATCATCGAAAGCTTCATCCCGCCGCGTGGCGTGATCGCACGGCAGCAAGACGCCTCGCTGTTGACCGCGTGGCGCGAGCGCTTCGCCGAAATCCGGCTCTATCCGTTCGCAATTCGCGGCCGGCGGGCGGGCTACATGGCGACAGGGCAGGGCAAGACGACTCTGACGATCGCTGGCCGCATGGCGGCGCTGCCCGATCTGGCACACCTTTATTATGGTCGTCGCGCCGTGCTGGTCGACGACGGCGTCGAGACCACGCTGCGATCGTTGGATCAGATCCAGATCGACGGCGGCGATATCGCTGTTCCGACGACGACCTTTGCCATCACGGCGACCGGCCGCAGTTATGATGCTTCGGTCGGGCGCGCGGCAGTCGGCTTGATGGCGGCGACCGCGAAAGGCCGTGGCCGGCTGATCGTGATCAATGCCGCAGGTAACATTGGCGGCGCTGTAATTCCTGCCGGCTTCGAAGGCGTCGCGCCGCTCGATATGGCGCCCCAGCGGATCTATCAGCGGCATCCGGCGCGCATGCGGGAAGCGACGGTTGCCGTCCGATATCGCGCCGCGGTTGGCAGGATGGTGGCTTATTCCTCGCAGGCGTCGCGTTTCATCTACGACAGTTGGCGATTGATGGACGAGGCGCGCGCGGGTAGCGACACTCACCGCGCGATCGGCCCGATCGTCGGCCGCATGATGCCATTACTTCTGCCGTTCAATGCGCTGTTGCGCATCAATGCGCGGTTTCGCGCCACCGGGAGGCCGGCGGTCGCTGGAATGTGGGGCGTCGGCCATATGACGGCGGGCCGGGCATCTGATCGCATCGATCGCGTCGGCGCTGCGATCTACCGTTCGCGGTCGGTGCGCGACACCGTGAAATTCACGACCGCAACTTACCGGCCCCGTACCGTGGCCGATCTCTCTTTCGATCATCCCGTCGAATGGGGCGGCATGGTTCCAATTAACCGGAGCACACTATGACCAAGATCGCGCGCATTTCGGATAACCAAACGGTTACGCTGGGTGACTTCGACAATCTGGCGAAGCTGCCGCGCGCGGCGCAAGATGCGCTGATCGCAAGCGCGATCAATGGCGGCGTCTCTTCCTGCTACTTCGGCGCCGATGTGACGAAGACCGGAACGACGCAGGTGACGGCCGCAAGCCCATGGCTACTCTACAAGGACGGCAAGCTGTTCGGTGACGATACCGGCGCGGCTGTGCTGGATCTGCTGCCACATATGCCGACCAGTGGCAACCGCCGCATCATTGCCGTACTGTTGCAGGCACAGACCGTTGATGATTCGACGCAGCCGCGCGACTTCGTTGTCGATGGTTCAGTTTATCCGCCGGTGATGGACCCACAGGGCACCGCAACGATTACGTGGCGCCACGCCTCGGTGAACATCCAGATCGGCGATCAGGCGCCGTCGCCGGTCAAGCCGGTTGTCGATCTCGCCAACACCGTTGTCGCCTGGGTGACGCTGTCCTCGACCGAAGTCGTGCTGGTTGAGCAATCGATCACCAACCGCATCAATTCGCTGCGGGTTGTCGACGGCCGTCTGGTGCTGGTTGAGGAGTGGCGCAAGACGGCAGAGCCGGCGATCGAGGGCTTGAAGACGGATGTATCGAAGTTGCTCGCGTCCGGCAGCCAGAAGCTGGACCGCAATATGTTCGGCTACGTCATGGAGCAGCTTGCGCGGCTCAATGAGAAGACCGGCATGGCGGAAGGCTATTCCTACTCGAAGACCGATTACTTCCTTGACCTCACGGACAGCGACACCGATCACATCAACTACGTCGCCAACGTCGAGGAAGGCATTCGGTTCGCGGCGGACAATACCGACACCAAGGCGCTATCGCTGCTGACGCCGGGCGATACGCTGATCCAGACTTCGCCCGCCGGCGTGGTGCTGCCGAAGTATGATAGCAAGGCGCTTTTGTCGGTTGTTGGCCGCGACAGTGAGGTTGCGCTGTCGAATGGCGGATCGCAGACAATCAATTACACCCTCAAAACGATCAGCAAGACGCGCATCCGTTACGGCAACGCATTTTTGGTCTGCACAAACGCTCAATGGTGGCAGACCGGGCGCTACGACAGCGTCGAAGGCGTATTCTACAAGGATGGCGTTGGCTACAGCGTCGAGTTCGCGGAGCAGCATCCGAGTGGCGCTCCGAACCATTCGATCAAGCGCCTTCGCCAGATCTTCATCGACACATATCAGGAGCCCTACTGGGATGCATCGGTAGTTGCCGCTTCTTACACCGGGCAAGTCGGCGGCAACACGTTCATGATGCCGAGATCCGGCTGGGTCACGGCAGTAAACCTCGGCTTCTCGCGCATCGACGCCGGCGGCGGCGATATCCGCCTTGCCTTGTGCGAACTGTTCGAAAACGGCGAGCCGAACTATCAGAAGTGCCTCGCCGCCACGACTATTGCCCACGCCAACCTGAAAGTCTGGCCGGATCTGACGACGTTCTTGATCGAGCCAACATATCTTGAGGGCGGCAAGCGTTACGGCTGGTTCGTTATCACGGCGGGCAATCACTGGCTGGCGATGGTCGAAGGCAACAAGTACGCGCAAGGCTCGTTCTTTGTTTCGACCGATGGAGTCTGGTCGCAGGGCAACATTGCGCTAGACGCCTGCTTTGAGGTGCTGGTCGCCGACTTCATCACCTCGCGCATGGTGGTCAACCTCAATAACTGGAACCTGTCGGGCGGCATCACAGACATCGATCTGCTGACGAAGCAGGTTGTGCCGATGGGCACCAGCATCACCTATGAGGTGCAGATCGGCTCTGCATGGGTGGCACTGGCAGAAGTGGCGAGCGGCAACTCGCCGCTGTTTGGGCTGCCGGCGGCACTGAATGCGCGGATGGTGCTGAATGGCACCACGGACCTGATGCCGGCGATCAAGCTCAATGAAAGCCACGTCACGGTATCGCGGCCGCGCACCAACGGCGTCCACATCACCGAGGCCCGCACCGCGCCGGCCAACGTCGATGAGGTCCACGCGATCCTGGTGCTGGAGCACTACATTGAAGCCAATCACGACCTGTCCTGCACCCTGTTGGTAGGCGTCGATTATGCCACGGAAGTCGCGGCAACATCGGTTTCCGATGAATTGCTGCCAGACGGCTCGGTGCGTCGTACCTTCGTCTGGACCGGGCTGACGCCGACTACGACGTGGAAGCGCAAGACGTCGTTCTTAACTTCATCGGCACTGTCCATTTTCCTTGTGTCGTCGGCGACCGACGTTTCCTTCCCGGCACTCTAATCCCCCGCGCGTTGTGCGCTCGTCCGCTATGCGCGGGCGTTACCCGTTGGAGAATATTATGGCAAAGCAGATCACGATCAAGGATGAGGCGGCCTACAAGGTCGCGTTAACCAAGTCGATCCGGGTGGGTCGATCCGTGGTCAATCCGGGACCGAACACCCGGCTGCGAGGCGACCTGTTGAAGAAATTGCAGGCCGATGATCCTGTCGCCGTTGCGAGTTACGAGGCCGTCTAAATGAGCAGTTTGAGCCGGTTCAAATCCAGCGTCGCTAACGGCTGGAGCAAAACGCTTTGGGACGGCCTGATCGACGCGATGGAAGGTCGGCTGGCACCGCTTGAGGAAAACCTGGGGCTTGATAGGACAACCCGCGATGCGATTATTGCGCGCGGGCTGACTGTAATTGAGTTGCAGATCGCGCCTGTCGTTCAGCAGGCCGAAGATAAGCTGTCCACGATCGAGCAGATGCGGGTTGATTCCATCGCCGCTTATGCCGTTATCCAAGCGCTCGCGGATCAAGACTTGGGCGCTGTTATTGAGCCGCTGTTGATTGAATCGCGAAGCACGCTTGATGATATCAATCAGTTGCTTTCCGATATCGAGGCGGCTGTTGCGGATATACAGCGCAAGTCTGAAAAAGACGCGCCGGCCGGTTACGCTGGCTTAGATGCTAGCGGCAAGCTACCATTCGACAAGTTGAGCGGCGTCCCGGCCGCGGCCGAAGGGACGGCTGGCGTTGCGAAGTTGGCGACAGGCGCAGAAGTAAATACTGGATCGGATGCGGCGAAGGTTATTACGCCGGCGGCCCTGATTTCGAGGACGGCAACGACAGATCGCACGGGCCTTGTTGAGTTGGCGACGGGCACTGAGGCGGCCGCCGGTATCGATACCGATCGGGCTGTTACTGCGGCTGGCTTGAGGGCTACCCTGGACGGTCAAGCTGTGCGGATCGATGCAGCGCAGATGTTATTGGCGAGCCAAAAAGGACGGGCGCGCGCCAACATTGACGCCGGTATCCTCTCCGGCTTCCGCAACAAGATCATCAACGGTAACTTTGATGTGTGGCAACGAGGCACCACACAAACTTCGTTGGGTTATGGCTCAGATGATAGGTGGCTCAACGACGTATTCGAGTCAACCCAGTCGCACTCCCAACAAAATTTCACGCTGGGCCAGACGGACGTTCCGGGCAACCCGAAATACTTCTCCCGCACAGTCGTAACCAGCGGTGTTACTAGCACGTGTGCTGTGGTTAAAAAGCAAAGAATTGAAGATGTTCGGACTCTATCTGGCCGCGTCGCGACTCTTACATTTTATGCGAAGGCTGATGCCTCAAAGAGTATAGCGTTCTCGATAGAGCAAGGATTTGGAACCGGCGGGGCACCATCAAGCAATGTCAATCCCGCAGGAACAAAGGTCAACTTAACCACGTCTTGGCAGAAGTTTACGCAAACCGTCAGCATTCCATCTATCTCAGGCAAAACGCTCGGGACGGATGAGAATAGTTGGTTGCAGGTATCATTCTGGTTTAACGCGGGATCGTCTTTTGATAGCCGAACTGGCGCTTTAGGCCTGCAATCGGGGACGTTTGATATTGCTCGCGTGTCCCTTGTAGAAGGCGACGCAACTGCCGAAGCTGACCCGTTTTCGCCTCGTCATATTCAACAAGAAGTTGCGCTTTGTCAGAGATATTTTTGCATTCAGGACGCAAGCGTGCGTGGCTATAGTCGATCAGGGGTCATGACCGAAACACCGGTGTACTGGCCGGTTATGATGCGGGCCAGTCCAACTGTTTCCCTTGTCAGCGCTGGCACGGTCTCAAATTGCACAGCCGTCGTCGCTGCAAAAGTTACGCCAACGAGTGCCAGATTCGGCGCGCAAGCTAACAGTGACGGTGAATTTTATGCAATTAACGCGATTCTCACAGCAGACGCGGAGCTTTGATTGTGCATAAATATCAACTCACCACAACCGACGCTGTTATCCGTATCGTAGACGGCGCGCAAATACCAAACGATCCAGCCAACCGCGACCGCGCTGAATACGAGGCATGGCTTGCTGCTGGCGGCGTTCCTGACGCCTATGTAGCGCCGCAGATCGATTTAGTCGCCTATGCGGCTGACCAGCGCTGGCGAAAAGAGACGAGAGGCATCGAGATCGCCGGCGTGCCGGTAGCGACCGATGACCGCTCAAAGCAGATGATCATCGGCGCACGGTTGGCTGCGAATTATGACCCGGATTGGTCCACGCAATGGGTCGGCGCCGACGGTTCAATCTACCCGATCGACGCCACTGCCATCGTTGCGATCAGCGACACCGTGCAAGCGCACGTCAACGATTGCTTCACAACGTATGCAGTGGTGAAGGCCGATATCGACGCCGGCACCATAACCACGACCGCCGAAATCGACGCAGCGTTCGCCGCGTAAAAATCTCCGCAACATCCAGTCCCCAACCCAAGGAGAGCCGATATGGCTTCTGTGTCCTTTCACCACGGCGCGCGCGTCTTCCAGTCCGGCGAAACCCCGGTGCTGGTGCGCACCGCGCAGACCGCCGTCATCGGCCTGATCGGCACCGCCGAAGATGCCGATGCGGTCAAGTTCCCGCTCAACAAGCCGATCCAGCTGTTGCGGCCTTCCGATGCCGAAGGACTCGGGGCTGACGGCACCTTGATGGAGGCGATCGACTCGATTTTCGATCAGGTCGGTTGCCCGATCATCCTGGTGCGGGTCGAGGAGGGCGCGACCACGCCGGAGTCATGGGCTAACGCGGTCGGCAATCAGGTGGCCTTCACCGGGGTCCATGCCTTCCGCCGCGCCAAGCCGGATGGCCTCTACAAGCCGAAGCTGTTGCTGGCGCCGGGCCTGACCCAGACCAGTCCGGCCGATGGCATCGCGTCGGTTGCGGTCACCGTCGGCGGCGCCGGCTATGTCGCCGACACCACGACGGTCACGATCGCGGGCACTGGCGGCGTCGGGTCGGGCGCCGAGGCCAAGGCTGTGGTTGAGGCGGGTATCATCACCTCGATCCTCGTGACCAAGCCGGGTTATGGCTACACCGGCGCCGTCACCGTCACCATCACTGGCGACGGCGCGGATGCGACCGCGACCGCCGCCAAGGGCTCGGTGATCAACCCCGTCGTCGCCGAGCTGATGGGCGTGGCCGAAACCTTGAAGGCGATGGCCTATGTCGATGCTCCGGATACCACCGACCAGGCGGCGGTGCAGTATCGCGGCCTGATCAACTCCGGCCGTATCTTCGTGTGCGACCCGAAGGTGTTGAAATTCGACACCGCCCAAGCGCTCAACGTGCCGCAGCCGTCGTCGCCGATCTTCGCCGCGCGCCAGGCCAAGATGGATCTGGAGCAGGGCTTCTGGTGGGCGGGCTCGAATACCGAGATCGCCGGCATCGTCGGCACCAACCGGCCGATCGAATACGGGCCGCAGTCGAACTATCTCAACGAAAACCGCGTCAACACCATCGTCAACATCGACAACACCGGGTTCCGGCTGTGGGGTGTGTGGACCTGCGATAGCGAACTGCTCTGGCAGTTTGTATCGGTGCGGCGCACCGCCGACGCGATCAACGAGGCGCTCGAGGTGGCCTATCTCGAATTTGTCGACCGGCCGTTCTCGAAGGCTAACCTCAAGTTCATGATCGAGGCCGGCCGTGCCTTCCTGCGCACCATGGAATTGGAAGGCGCGATTCTGCCCGGTCATGACGTCTGGCTGCTCGACAGTAACACCGACAACGATCTGGCGCAGGGCATCGTCAAGCTCGGCGTCAAGTTCGAGCCGCCGGCGCCGATGGTCGATATCCGCATCACCAGCTATCGCAACATCGCCAGCTACACCCTGCTGCTCAATCAGGTGGCGCAGGAAATCAGCTCCGGGTCGCTGGCCGCGTAAGCGCGGCCTTCGCTCCCGCATCCATTCATCAGCGAGCTTTTAAGGAGGGCATCAAATGCCGTCGAGTTCCGATATGCCGCGCTACATCCTGCGCAACTGCACCATCTTCGCCGATCGGGTGTCCAAGATCGGTCAGGCCAGCGAGATCACGCTGCCGGTCCCGACCGAGAAGGTCGAGGAAATGCGCAACGCCGGCATGGTGATGCCGATCGACGTCCCGATGGGCTATGAGAAGGCCGAGTCCTCGTTCAAGCTCACCGGCTTCGATCCGCAGGTGATCACGTTGTTCGGCCTCGCCGTCGGTCAGGAGCGCGAATTCATGGTCACTGGCGCCCTGGCGCACGAGGACGGCACCATCATCAACGCCACGGCCTACATCCGCGGCCGGCTGATCAAGAATGACCATGGCTCGTGGAAGCCGGGCGAGGCCGGCGAAAACGACTTCCAGATCACGCTGCGGTATTACCGCCTCGAGGTCGACGGCCGCACGCTGATTGAAATGACGCCGTTTGACGTCTCGATCGGCGGGCAATCGCAAACCAGCAGCATCCGCGCAGCGTTGCTGGCGTAACGGCCTAGTAGCGCATCAGTGCGCCATCCACCGCAGACGGTCCTGCCTGGATTGACGGCGTCCCTCAACCTCTTCGCAGGCTGCTTCATTGCTTTGCCTGCAAGCAGGTGATCGATAATCAGGCTGGAGGCTTTTTGCATGTCCAAAGAGAACCGCGTTTCCATCGATCCCCCTCCCGCATTTCACCCTTTATCGGAGCGGCGATGGCGGACGGAGTCAAGGTTTCTGTTCGTTCGCATGGCTACAGCAGCGGAGGCATGGCGACCGGATGATGATGCCGAGGAAAAGATCGAACTTGAATTCAGCGCCGGTCGCGGCGGCGTCTATTCCGCGACGGTAGACCTTATCCCAAGCGACTATGCCCGCGAGATGGCCGAAGCCGTCGCCGGCACTATCAACGAAATAAACCGTCGCTGGGGTCTGCCACAGAGCGCCATCGACGGGACATTCACCGGAAATAAGGAAGTAGCGCAATGACCAACCAGACCACCACATTCACGCCGACCGAACCGATCGCCTATAACGACAAGACCTATCCGGCGCTGACGCTGCACAAGATGAAAGCCAAGGACCTGGTCGCCGCCGATCTCGTCACCGGCGAGACGCGTAAATCATTCGCCATCATCGCGTCGATGGCCGGCGTGCCGATAGGCGTGGTCGAGGATCTCGATATCGACGACTTCGAGCGGTTGAGCGAGGTCGCTGCGCCGCTGATGGGAAAGTCGGCGAGGGCCGCGATCAAGGCGGCCAAGGAAAAGACCGCGGAGTAGATGAGGGCGGCAGCGTCATAGTCGCTGTCGCGGCCCTTGCGCGGCACCTGCACACGCCGATCAGCGAGATCGAAGAGATGGAGATGGATCGGTTCAACGCTTATTCTGACGCGTTGAACGTCCTTCTCCAGGCTGAGGCCGGCAGGCCGACACAGCGGAAACTCAATCGTCGCGGAGGCCGCCAAACCGTTGCAGAGCAGGCCGCCGCCGCACTGGACGATGCGTTCGCGCAGCAGCGTGAGAGGGGATAAGTTAAGTGGCAACTCTCACCTCCAAGCTCATCGTTGAGCTGATCGACCGGGCGTCGGCGCCATCGCGCGCCATCGCCGGGGCGGTCAATCGGTTGACAGCGATGCAGTCGCGCAACGCCGCGGCGCTGGCGTCGGCGCAGACGCAGATGTTTGGCGCGGTGGCCGTTGCCTATGGCTTGGCGAAGGCGATCGGAGCGCCAATCAAGGCGGCGGTCGATTTCGAGACCAAGCTGGAAGACATCGGGCAGAAGATCAACGCACCGGTCTCCGAGCTTCCAAAACTGGGCGAGGAGCTGCGCGCCGTGGCGCGTCAGACGACGCAGACGGCGTCGCAGATGGCCGAAGGCATGGACGTGCTCGCCGGCATGGGTGCGAACCGTGAAGATGCGCTCGGCCTGCTGCCGGCGATCGGCAGGGCCGCGACGGCGTATAATGCGGACGTGAAGGAATTGTCACAGGCCGGCTATGCCGCGCTCGATAATCTGAAAGTGCCGGCCGATCAGTTCGCGCGCGCGCTTGACGCCATGGCGCAAGCCGGCAAGGCTGGTGCCTTCGAACTGAAGGATATGGCGAGATATTTTCCGGGGCTCGGCGCTGCCTATCAGGGCCTCAAGCAATCCGGCGTGCCGGCCGTCGCCGATCTGGCGGCCGCGCTGCAGATCGTGCGGAAGGGCACCGGCGAAAGCGCAGAGGCCGCGACGAATCTGCAGAACGTTCTGCAAAAGATCAACTCACCGCTGACCCGCAAGAATTTCGAGAAAATGGGCGTTAATCTCGAAAAGGAGATGGCGCGAGCGGCGAAGGCCGGCGCCACGCCGATCGAGGCGATCGCGGTGCTGACGAATAAAGTGCTGAAGGGCAACCTCGGGCGGCTTGGTGATCTGTTCAACGATTCTGAAGTTCAGAAGGCGTTGCGACCGTTGATTCAGAACATCGATGAGTATCGGCGCATTCGGAAAGAGGCACTGGCGGCGCAGGGTGTGGTCGAGGAAGATTATCAGCGGCGGCTGAAAACGGGCGCGGCGGCGGTCCAGCGGTTTCGGATCGCGATTGAAAATATCAACCTGGCGGTCGGCGCAGCGCTGTTGCCCGGCCTAACCACGTTGGCCGATGCCCTGGTGCCGATCTCCAACCGCATGGCAGCGTTCGGCGAGAAACACCCGGCAGTGACGCGCGCTGTGGTGGCGACCGCTGCGGGGCTGATCGGACTGCGCATCGCCGGCTTCGCGGCCGCGTTCGGTCTCCGGTGGATGTGGGGCGGAGCATTGGCCGTTGGCATTGCCAGCATGAAGGCGCTGGGCGTCGCGGTAAAGGTGGCGTCGGTCGCGCTCTGGCCCTTCGGCGCAGCCTTCCGGGCTGCGCGTTCTGCGATACTGGCGACACGCGCAGCCATTCTGGCATTTGCGGTATCCGCAGCGATGCTGGGCACTGGCGGCGCTCTTAGGGCTGCAGCGGCGTCCATTTTCAGCATGGCGACTGCCATGCGGGTGCTCAAGTTCGCCGTGATCGGTACCGGAATCGGCGCCGCTTTGGTTGGCCTCGCCGCAATCGGAATGGCCGTCTACAATAATTGGGCGGGCATAAAGGCGCTATTTGTCGGCATTGGCGAGGGCCTTATGGCTGGACTTGCGCCGGTGATGCCGACAATCCAGCCCATCATCGATGGCTTCAATTGGTTGTCAAACACCCTGTCGTCGATATTCGAGCCGATCGATGCATCGAAGGAAGGCTGGCGGTCGCTTGGCGTCACGATCGGCACCAGTATTGGCGGCGCGATCACCAGCGTGATCGAGAAAATCAAATCGTTGATCGGGTGGATCACGTCGGTGCCCGGCAAGATTGCCGGCATGTTGGGCTTTGGCGGCTCTGGTAAGACGCCTGCTGGTGCGGCCGCGACCGTGGCCGCACCCGTCATCGCCGGCACTCGTGCGGCCGGCGGGCCGGTGAGGGCGGGCAGCACCTATCTCGTCGGCGAGAACGGTCCCGAGCTTTTCCGGGCGCGGGCAAGTGGCGCGATCTCCAACACGCTCGACACCGTGCGGGCCATCAAGGCGCAGGCCATGGCTGGCGCGGTGAAGGCAGGCGGTGGCGGTGCGACGGTCACCAACACCGTCACAATCCATGTGCAGGCAGCGCCGGGTCAGTCGCCCGAGGCAATCGCCTCAGCCGTCGAGAAACAGCTTAGTTCAAAGCTGAATGCGCTCTCGCGTGGCGCCTATAGCGACGGGGTGTATTGATGCCGACGCCGATGGCTCTTGGACCGTTCGGGTTTGAATCGTTGCGCTTCGGCTACGATGGCGTTTCGCGCGACCTGTCCACGTCGTGGGCGGATATCCAGACGGTTGGCGGTCTGGATCGCCTGCAATGGCTGGGCGGCGAATCCGACCGGGTGAAGATCGAGGGCGTCGTTTTCCCGGAAGAGTTCGGCGGGCTCGAAAGCCTCGAGGGTGTTCGCTCGGCCGCACGCGACGGCGCTGTCCTGCCGCTGGTGACCCTCGGCGGTAATGTCTTCGGCATGTACGTGATCGAGGTCGTCTCGGAATCGCAGCGTTTTCACGATGCGGCAGGCCGGCCGCGCAAAGATGTCTACATAATTGGGCTAAAGCGGTACGTCGGCAACGACTTCTCGCCGATCTCGATCATTCAATCGTTGTTCGGGTGAAGCGCGATGGCGACGGTCTACACCACAATGCAGGGCGAGATGGTCGACATGATCTGCCGACGTGTCTACGGCGACGAAAGCGGCTATGTCGAACTGGTGCTCGATCTCAACCCCGGCCTCGCGGCAGCGGCGATTCCGCTACCGATCGGCACAACGATCATGCTGCCGGATCTGCCGCGTGCGGCTCCGGAGCGGAAGATCGTCAGCCTTTGGGATTAGCGCGAGCCGATCTTTGCAATCAATCTAGCGGACTGTGCCGCGGCTGCTTGTCGATCTATGTCGTCCAATTTACCGCAGTCGCGCTTCATGTTGAGTGTGTCGCTTTGGTCCACATCTTTCGATCCTGTCGCGACGATCAATAATCGCCAAGCGCATCCGGCGAGAGGGCGCATAGTCACAGCACCATCACAGCCGGTGCTAAGGCAGAATGCCACGTTACGTTGTCCCTGGTAGTCGCCGCGCATCGCACGGGGAAACCATTTTTTGAACTGCGCGAGAGACGCTCGGCAATCGTCGGCCCCATCGTCACACTGGTTTGTGTAATCGCTTGCGGTTTGCGCGCTGGCGGACGTTGTCATGCCAGTAAAAACAAAAGCAAGAAATAGGACGATCGTTCGCATGTGCCCCTCCCGTAACCCTGCTCAGCAAGCTACCTCCGGTTCCCGCCCATGAAAACCCCCCGCGCTGAAATCTCGGTCAATGGCCGGCCGGTCGCCTCGATCTTCAACGAGCGGCTGATCTCGGTGACGATCGTCGACAAGGAAGGCGTCACCAGCGACACCATTTCCTGCGAACTGAACGATGGCAACCCCTTCGCCGAGATCCCGCGCAAGGGCGACATCATCACCGCGAAGCTGGGCTATCTCGAAACGGGAGTGCTCGATTTCGGCCGCTACGTCGCCGACGATCCCGAGGTGCAATGCCTGCCTTACAAGCTATCGGTCAACGGCAAGGGCACCGACATGCGCGAGAAGCTGAAGCAGCACGGCGCGCGCCATTGGGACAAGAAGACGGTCAAGGATATCGTCTCGGACATCGCCAAGGATCAGGGGCTCACCGCCAAGGTGGATGGCAAGGTCGGCGGCTACACCTATGAGTGGTTCGGGCAGGAAGATGAAAGCGACATCCACGTCGTCGAGCGCCTGGCACGACGTCACGATGCTCTGTTTTCCATCAAAAATGGCAACCTGATCTTCGCCGCGAAGGGCAGCGGACAATCGGCCAGCGGGGCTGCGCTGACGCCGGTGATCGCGACGCCCGACAATATTGTCGCGGAAACCTGCAAGACGACGTTCGCGCACCGCAACAGCTTCGCCAAGGTCAAAGCACACGCGCAGAATCGCAAGACGGCCGCGCGCGATGAGGTCGAGGAAGACAGCGACAGTAATGGCGAGGCCGATTTCACGCTGCCGGAGCCCTATGCCGACAAGGATGAGGCCCAGCGCGCGGCCGGCGCCAAGGCCAAGGACCTGAAAGCCGAGACGATCAGGACCTCGGTGACGCTGTTCGGCGATCCGGCGATCCGCGCCGGCGCACCGCTGGTCTATGCCGGTGTGCGGCCTGAGATCGACGGCATCGAGTTCATCATCGAGACCGCAACGCATACGCTGTCCAAGAGCGGCTACACGACGCAGGTCGAAGCCAAGCTCGGCGGCAAGGGCGAGGCTGGCGCGAAGGGTGGCACCGGAAAGGGTGAAGCCGGCGGCGATGGCGGCGGCGCAGATATCGACTGGCAGAAAGAATTGGGCAGTTAGCCCGATTCAAAGGACCAATCCAATGCCCGCCTCATGCCTGCGTAAAATGACACGATGATCTGATCGGCGTCAGTCCCGGTTTTGGCCTGCACAGCTGTATATTGCTGGTATCAGTGGCGAACGCAAACTGGCAGGCGCTCAAGAGCTGAGAGCTACAAAGATATCAACTTGTTCACCATCGCCAGTGCCGCTCGGAGGTTAAGGCCCCTAAGAAAGCCATGCCACTGGTCCGGGCCCATAAAGCCAGTTCTCCCGCCGCCCGCGTCCCAAACTGCAACAGCATGTCCGGCAAGTCCGGCCGCGTGCGCTTGATACTCTAGCGCTGCCAGCTCCTCTTCTTGGGCTGCCACAGGCTGGCTTCCAAAGTTGCTGCTCAGTGGGAAAATGATCATGTCCTGCCCCTGATGACGGATATGAGCCGCGGCCTTGAAACTCGGCATTATGTCCTCCCAGTGTTTAGCCGGGATCGTTTCAGGCCATAGGCGCCGAGTCCAGTAATCCTGAATTTCCAAATGCCCAACCTCGATTTCGGGAACGCTGGCGTGAGGCCCGGGCATTGATCATCCGTCGCGGCGCGTAGCCGACCGCAATTCCACAAAAACCTGAACCGACCCACCCAGCTTCCGGGAGCGCGAACCTATGACCAAGTGGCCGAAAGACAATCAAGCCGATCTGCTGGCGTTTTACGGGACACCAGGTCCCGATGTGGAGAGGCAGCTTGTCGACGTCATTCCGCCGTTCCAGATGTATTACGACGGCAAGCCGGTCGCTCGCATTCGGTTTCACCGCAAGGCGGCAGGTGCGCTCACGGCGGCGCTGAACGAAATCTGGGAGCACTACGGCCGCGATCAAAAGAAGATCGATGCCCTCGGCATCTCGAAATATGCCGGGGCCTATAACCCACGCAAGGTGAGGGGCAGCGCCACCAAGTGGTCCAACCATGCCTATGCCGCGGCGATCGATTTGAACGCCGCGGAAAACGGTTTCGGAGCGGGCCACGGCACCATGCCGCAGCCCGTCATCGATGCCTTCAAGCGACAGGGCGCGCGCTGGGGTGGCGACTATCGCGGCCGCACCGACCCCATGCATTTCGAGTTCTGCGATGCCTCGGGCTATCCAGGCCCGGTCGCATTGATGGACGTGCCACAGGTCGATGGCGACAGCGATCAGGGTGGCGGCAACACCGACTTCAGCGCCCAGAGCAAGCCATCATTCGGCAAGCGGGTTCGCAACTGGCTGGTCGGCCTCACCTCAAGCGGCGGCGGTCTCGGCTTCCTCGGCTATCTGACGAGCTGGGAGGTGGTCGCCATTCTGTGCGGCTTCTCACTGCTCATGACCGTGCTGATCGTCTGGTTTTTCGGACCGGACAGGGTGCGGGCTTGGGTCGCACGGCAGGTGAACTGATGGTCGATCTGTTCTGGTCGGTCGCGACCTCCTACGCCGTTCTTTCGATCGTCGGCATCGTCCTCGCCGCCGCGTTGGTTGTTGGCCATTTGCCGCTGATCGGCCGTATCCCGGCCGTCGCCCCTTATGTCGTGGCGGCCCGGCTCTTGGCCTATCCGATGCTAGCCCTGCTGGCCTTTCTAATCGGCGTAAGGATCACAGACGAGCGGGCCGATCTGAAACAGGCCCAGCGCGATCTAGCGTTCTCGCAACTCCAACTCGACGCCCAAAAGCAATCCACAGAAGCGGCGCAGCGGCTTCGCGCCGAGGCCGAAGCCAAGGCTGATCAAGCAAATCAGAAGGTATCCGACTATGAGAAACGGCTTGCGAAACAGCCTGCGGGCGACGGCTGCAATCTCGATGACGCTGACGTGCGCAGCCTGCGCGACATCGCCAGGTAGCCCAACGGTGGCGTCGGTGCAGATTCCGCGCGACTGCGAGTTGCTGGCGGCGACGGTGCCGTATCCGGCCGTCACCAAGGGTCAACCGGCCAGGTGGCCGTAGCGCGTCACAGGGCGGCGCTGGGGCAGGCCAACGGCAATCTCGTTGCAACGCGCACCTGTCAGGAACAGCAGCGTCAGCGCTTCGCGGGAGGCCGGTAATGAGCGAAGCCCACAGATTCGACGACCTCCCGACCCGCACCAAAGACTTCCTAACCAATCTCCGGGACGACGAAATCGACACGCTCAATGACGGCATCCGTCTCGTCGGGGCGATTCGCACGGTCGGCACGTTCATGAAATGGCTGATCGTCGGCCTGATCGGCATCCTTGCCGGCTTCGTGATGGTCGGGGAATCGATCGTCAAGATCGCCGCCTGGATACGCGGCTAGATCCCACCGCGCCGATAGGGACTGCCGGTCCTCTTGTAGTGGGGGGGGGGGGGCCGAAAGACCGGCAGTCCCGCGCCGGGCGTATCCACCCCAGCACCCTGACTTATATCCGAAAGTACCCCGGAGAATCCATGATCAGAACCGTCCTTCTGGCGGCGCTTTGCGCTGTCCTGTTCGCGTCGAATGCCGATGCAAGGCCACGACATCCTTCTTTGCAGAAAATGCAAAGAACGCTTCATATTCCCGACGCCGGGAAGATGGTCGGCTGCTCCGATCCGGTCATGCGGCCGTGCGGCAGGGGTGTGAATCCACTCGATGTTTTTGGAGAGGGAATCAACAGGAAGTCGCTGCGGCACAGGCATTTCTTACGTGTGAATCGGCATAAGGAAATCACCCACTCCAATACCGTCAAGCCCGTGCCCACCGACCTCCGCCGCGTCATGGCCGAAGGAGCGGGGAGGGTGGTCAACTGGGCCAAGCCTCGCGCTTGGTGCGGCTGGTGGATGCGCCACCATCTCGGGGTTGCCAACCCTGCCGGCAATCGTGCGCGCTGGTGGGCCGGTTACGGTAGGCCTGCGCATGGCCCGCATGTCGGCGCAATCGTCGTTTGGCGTCATCACGTCGGGAAGATCACCGGACGGACAAAGGATGGCCGCTGGATCGTCAAATCCGGCAATGATGGGCATCGGGTGAGAGAGCGTCCGCGCTCCGTTGCCGGCACCATCGCGTTCAGGTGGCCAGCATGAAACTCGTCCTCAAGCTCATCTTCGCGCTCTACATCACAGGCACGCTAAGCATCTTCGCTCTTCACACGGTGAGCCCAGTAACGCTCGGTTTGGCCGCCGCCCGATCCGTCTTATGGCCGCTCTGGGTTACGACGGGCCACCCGCAAGGCGAACCGACGTGGAGAGATTGATAACCTCGTTCGCCTCCATCCTCCAACCACTAGGCGCCATGACCGCCTTGCTGGCGATCTGGATCGCGCTCTTGGATATCCACAACGAGTTTCTGCCCGTGCTGTTCGTTGCTGCGCTGTTGCTGCTGGGAGTTGGCTTGGTGGTGGAATGAAGCGCGCCCAAAAAGGCCCGCCGGGGAGAAGCCATATGCGGGCCTGATCGGGTTCGGCAAAGCGGCGCGAAAAAGCGCTCCAGCGCCGTTATGCGACCTCGTTTTCCTGTTTCACGACCTTGAGACCGCTATATCCCGCCTGTATCCGCTGGGCAGCGCGGACGGCATCAGCCTTGTCCATGACTAGCAACAGGTCTTCCACCAGTCCCGGGTTCCTGCTCTTGCCCACGCAATTCAACTCGTCCGTCAGCACCTTCTCGATATCCAGGATTGCCTTGATATCCATGATCACCTTGGCGAGGATTTCGGCGTTGTTGCTCATGGTTCTTCTCCCGCTATGTCTGCCCTCCCTACGCAACTGTCAGTAATAACCGACGCAATCGGCCGACGTTCCTGGCAAAAGGCATGCCCTTAACATTTGAAAACCGAATTTAGTTGCATAAGACGCGCGGCAAGTTCAGTCGCCGGTTATCCATACCCGGCAATGCTCGGCCCTATCAGGTGCCACCGCTATAATCAGTATCTTGTTGGCCCTGAGGATGTTTCGGGTCGATCATATCTGCTCTTACGGCCTTCCTGATTTCGGCCTTCCTGATTTCGTCCTCCTTCCTAGTATCGGCTTGCTGGCCCGGCTTTTGATTTTGGTTCTGCTGCTGCTGGTTCGGTTTTTTTTGGTTCTGATTGGACATCAGGACCTCCTTTGTTGTCCCTACGATTGAACGTATGGGGACAACCGGTACGCTCTCGATGCGTTCCGATGACAGCAGCGTCGGCCCTTTTTTGGCCCTCGCCAGCTTCGAGAGAGCGCCGCCAAAAGGCCCGCCGGAAGGGGCGCCACGGCGGGCCTAATCGGGTTTGAGAAATTGGACCTGCGGGAGTTAACTTCCGTTCCGGTCGGATAATGCGGGGAGCGGCGGGGCTGGAGCATTTCACCGCTCCTCTCTCAATATGGCCGTTTTCGCACCAATTGATCGCGCGCGGCTCGAATCAAGTACTTCAGCGCCTCGGGCGTCACCGCTCGCACATGATCCAACCAATCCACACGCTCTATCGAGCGATCGTCCTCGGGACGGGCGGCCCAATAGCGGGTTCGGCGTTCACCCGCTACTGCGGGCCGGCGTTCCTTGGTATAGTAATACGAGGCGACCGACAGACGCATTCGATCTGGAGGGCAAGTCACAGGATCGGGCAGGCCATGCAGTGTCGCGCCGTGGGTTTCCCATAGGACAATGGTGTTAAATCGCGGAAAGATGCGACGGCCGATGGCAGACATGTCCGATGGCCATAGTTCGAGGCTGCCGCCATACGAGTCAGGCCAGTCACGATTCAGGTAGACTAATAGGTTCACCCGATGAAACAGACCTGTGGCCGGGTGCACCTCAAAGTCGCGGTGGATTTTAGTGAAGCCGCCGGATGGCGTCCTGTGGGCGCCCGCAAATTTGTGCGTTGGATCCGACAGCAGGTTGTCAACTCCTGTCACGGTCGAGATGAACTCGCGGAAGCGGGCACTATCGACGAGTTCCAAAAAGTATTGGGTGGCTGGTCCTAAGCCGTCTGAGGCTTCCTGCTTGATTTGACGATCATCGAGGCTCGAGATGAGGTGCGCTGGATCGATCTTGGCGATTTCAGCCGCAATCGCATCCAAAAGCTCTTCGGAAAAGCCGTTGTCGATAACGACGTGGGGCCAAGGCTTGGCGTTGAGATAGTCGTGTCGCAACGCCTGAGCTCGACTGAAAAGATCAGTTGCAGGTGGGAGCCTATTCACCAAGACCCTCAGCGACTGAGCGGCTGTTCCCTAGTAGCCCGTACAACGCGTAGGGCGCCGGGAGGTTCCGGGCGCCAAGACCCCGCTGGTTCCTTTGATGTCGCGCTTCGGCTTGCCGGTCCAGTACCACAATGAGGATGCAGGTTTCTTCCGCCATGGTTTTCGGCCGGTCATAGCCCGAATTTAGGAGCGGCTGGCAGGAATCCTAGTCCCTCCGTTTCACCGGCCTACGTTTCGACCCATGCTCTGCCACGAAGCCAATGCGGCGCTCGTTGAGGATCTTGGAAGGGAGGGGAGGGAGCGGAACATCTCTCCATCCTAGCCTGACTGCCGAAGGGCGGCCGGGCTTTTCCGTTTGCCGTTAGTGGATCGCAGCGGAAGGTCGAGAGGATGGAATGCTTCCGAACTCACGCAGGAAACTCAACACTGGACGATTCGCGTCCGTAGCGGGGAAGCCGGGAAGATTTCGAATGAGGGCTCCAGCCGCGTCTGCTGGGGGTAAATTCCCTCGCCACATCCGCCAACGGAGCGCATCGAATTTGTCAGCATCGGCGCCTCGGGGAACGTTTCGATCCACCTGCCACTTCGAAACGAAGGCGCGTTCTTCCTCGGTCAGATCGTCGAAATAGTGGTCGGTTATCCGACCATCCGCATCGAGGCGATACCGATGGGGCAGAATATTGTAGAGCGTCCCGTCATTGTCGACGATGCAAACGACAAAATAGTGATCACCGGATTTCACCCCGTTTAAGGGCCGAAAGTCGCCGCGGAGCGCTCGGAAATGCATCCATGCGTCCCAGAGGATCGGGGCCCATTCGGACGTCGCGGGGTTCCAGTGAAAGACCATCGGCCCGTCGTCATCTTTGTATAGGATGTGCTCCACCACTATGGTCCTTTTCAACCACCGAATAACCACCGGTACAGCGTGAACGAAGCTGGAAGATCGTCTATGATCGGTGACGAAAAACCCAAGTATTATGAGGTTTTCTAGGATAGGCAAGGCCGCTCATAACGGTCTGGTTGGGGGTTCGAGTCCCTCCGGGCCCACCAATAAAATCAGTTACTTCCAGTGTTATCTATTTCCTGAACGGCACAACCGCACCAGTTACCGCACCAGAAACGTCCTTCTTCTGTTCATCCTTTGGATCGCGCGCGGCGATCTTCTTCACCGCGTCCTCGAGGTAATCGGGGTGATGGTGGCCGTAAGTGTCCATCAGCATCTTGAACGACATGCCGAGGTAGCCAGACGCTTGCCACGGATCGGCTCCGCGCTGCATCAGCCAGGTCGCGGCGGTGTGTCGTAGTGTGTGGGGCGACACGTTACCGTCCTCCACCGACAGCTTCGCGAGAGTCGCGGCGCGCTTGAAGCCGGTCTTGACCGACGTCACCGGCTTTCCGTTGAACTCAACGAAGTGCTTCGAGTCCGGATCGATGCGGTGCCAGCGCCGCATATGGGCCAGTAAGCGCTCGGGGAGGGGTACGGTCGGCTGACGTTTGTTGGTCGCTATGGCGCCGCGTGGCAGACGATAGAAACGACCGCGCTCAAGGTCGACATAGGACCGCCCGATTGCCGGGATCGGTGAGGCCGCCGCGATCGATGCTGCGCGCGTACCGGTGTAGACGCCTATCAGGATGAAGCGAGTTACGTGCCTCAGCGGGCCACGGTGGACCGTCTGAATTTCGCGGTAACGCCAGCAGGTCCAGATCATCTTGGCCGCCTCGGAGCGCGTCAGCCAACGATCCCGGGCCTTGCCCTTTGCCGGCAGCGTCACCTTGACGACGCCGCGGTGATAGCCTTCGCCAGCGTGATGGTTGATCGCAGCGCGCAGGTCTTCAAGGTCGCGGCGGGCACCGCCCTTGTTCCCACGGTGCTTGGCATAGGACCGGCATTCCTCGCCATCGACTGCCGAGAGCATCTTGGCTCCCCACCAGTCGTTCAACCTGCCGATGCGGGTCTTGAACTTGCGGATCTGCGCAATCGTATCCTCGTCAGCCTCAGTGACCTTGAAGCGTTCACGGAGCGCTGCCAACTCGGCATCGAGGTAAATCGATAGAACGTCTCCGATCGGTAATTTCTCGATATCCTGGACCTTGCGCTTCGGCGCGTACTTGCTGGCTATGTATTCTGCGAGAGCCCGCTCAGCCTTTGCAGTTTCCTCCTCAGCGCATCCTGTGAAGAAGTCCCGTCCATTGTCGCGGATGATCCAGGTTGCCCGGTGGGTGATACTCCCGGTTTCATCTCGCCGGGCAGCTTTAAGATGGAGTCGGGCACCTTTGGACTTGCGCGGCAT